GAAGAAAAAATTAACTTCTGCTAAAACTGCTAATGATCCAAATTCAAGAATTAATAAAGCACTTCGTGCTTGGAATTGTTAGTTTATTATTGTTACATGGAACTATGGATGAATATGGAAAACATAGAGATTTCCTAAAAAAGATAAGGGAAGTTAAATCTCAATATAGCCCAGATTCATTTGAGGCTAATGTTCCTGATGATTTTATTCTAACAATAGCTACAGCTGAAACTGGCAACTTTAATTTTGAAGGTGCTGATACAGCTAAAAGAGCCAATAACTTTTTTGGTATACAAGCTGTGGGTAATGAATCTTTTATATTATCACAAGATCCTAATAAAAAAGCTAAGGTTAGGGCATTTGATAATGCAGAGGATAGTATAAAAGGATTTTTACAACTTATGAAAACTGGATCTAATTATGAAGGTGTAAGAGAATCTATAGCTAGAGGTGATGATACACTAAATTACTTTGATTCATTAGGTAAATATGCTGAGAAAGAAAATTATACAGAATTTTTAAAAGATGTATATATTACAAAAATTTTAGATTTCATGAATCCAAGAGATGATACAGGTAAATTAATTTTTCCTAGTAAGAAACCC